GAATAATATTCACGATCAAGCAATAAATCAATTATCAAAAATTCGTAATCACGAATTCGCATAAAACGCTCTTCAAGATCAAACATTATATTAAATAAAACTAAATCTTACTAATACTAAGAATACTTAGCGACACATTTTCGTGCCCACTCGGTTGGATTTTCACCAATCTGCCCAAAAGAAACAACTTTTAGAAAACCATAAGCAACCCAAGCAAACCAACGTCTCTCACACCTCCAGGTTTCGTCCACTTTTATTGCAGACGCTCGAGGCAATGAGGCAAATTGAGGTTTTTCCTGAATATGCGTTTTACAATCGGGAACATCCAAACCTATACAATGTTTAGCTATTAAACTAAAATTACCAGAGAAAGTACAATTCTTTATATCCTGAAAAGCCTGTTGTGTAACATCACAACCACAAGCTTCAAGAACAAACTGATCTGCCCAAATCTTAGTGCCACTTCCAAACTCCAATGATTTACATTTATTGAACTCTTCCAAAAATTGCACCAACGTTGGATCTGGATCCTGCTCAGGTGCATAATATGTTTTGTTAGCATGAGAAGTGTGAGGAAAAATACACACAATTGGGGTTGAAACACAAGAAACAAAAGAAGTAACTGTCGTAAAAACTCGCGAAAAGAAAGAAGACGTACCAAAGAAATACACGTACGCCAAGTATAAACAATAAACCAATAAAGCGAGAAAAGCGACAGTTAACAAAAGTTTAACAAAAATAAGAAAACAGCGAAGCCTACCAGTCCTACTAATATGCTTCGTATAAGCTTTCATCTCATCAAGCAACGCCTCTTGCTTCTTCAACGCAATCATCTCTCCTATCGTTTGCTTCTCCACATCCATTCTTACACCAAAAACAACAATCAAAGCAAAAGAATACAAATGCAAATATTATAACAAGCACAGAAATAGCAGACAATACCAAAAACGATGTTAATACAAAGTCAAGAGACATAACGTTAACTTTTAAACTCTATTAAGAAGCATTCTAATTGCTTCTTCAAGCTCGAGAATCCTAGCGATCATCGAACCATTATCCCCAAAAGCCGTAAAGGTCGAAGGAAAAGTGTTATTATAACCGGTGACAGCCACACTAGACTGGTAGTCACAAATATTTGTTGCAGAAGACGGTCCAATTGCAAAAGAAAAATCATTCCAAATGTATATTGTAAGATAAGCAACAGAACCAAGAGCAGAGCCAGCAGTCACGTTGGCTTGACAGAAAATCGCATGTCTAGAGGAAATACAGTTACCCTGAGGTGATCCAGAAATCGTTCGCATGGTACTAGCATTATAAGGTATCTCAGTGGCCACGAGAGGGCCCGCCGCAATACACTGTCCATTTGTAACAGTGAAAAGGGCATTATCTGTATCAGTACCCAACGCAGTCGCCAAAGTACTCTCGTTGTCAGAGAGAAATGTCTTTGTACCGGTATTTCCAGGGTTAGCAGCAGATCCACTAAAAGATTGAATTATAAATGAGTTTCCAGGCGTAATTGTCGTCAAGCCAGCAAGCGCGGGGAGAAGAACAAACTCATGGAATTTAAGACTTGTTCCAGCTACAAAAATATCTATTGATATAGATGAAGCATCATTGTTGGACACGGCCATAGGCTGGAACAACATGACGTAAAGCATCCCAGTCGGTTCGCCCATGACATGGTGTGGTCTCGTCGAAACGAAAGGTACATCCAGAGACCACTCCATCTCATTAGCAGGGTTCATCAGAACCTTATGCCTATAGTAATAGGCCTGCGCAGGCGTAGGAGCAGGATCCGAAGCAGAAGCTCCAGGAACAAATACAGCAATAAGTTTAAGTTGTTGAAGAATAGTCTTGGTAAACACAAATCTAAAAGTCAGGTCACCCGTCCAAAATTTATACAATTTAGACATCCAAGTCACTCTTGACGGGTTACTACCACTATAAAGCTGCGAAGGATCAATGGGTGTTGAATAAACAACAGTACCCACTGAAGTGGAAGGTGCAATTGAACCAGCATAAAGAACAGTCTCATGCTTAAGCACATCAACGACAGATGTCTGCACAGAGGGTTGTATTGAACCCTGTGTGATTGCGCCTCCAACTTTTTGGACATCCATCGCACCAGAAGAAATATTAAGATCCACTCGATTGTCATCGAGTGCCCTAGAGACACCAGGTCTCATCTCAATACCGTCAGCCATACTAACAAGCACTAAAATAAATTTCTAAAATAATTACAAATGTTAATTGTAACAAACAAACGTTGTGAGATACAAACTATACTAATAGCAATACTCAAAATATTTAAACACAAAGACGTCTTCTCATTTCCATGAGAACAGTCCCCACAAAATTCTTTCCTCCAAAGGAAAGAAACGTCTCTGGCTTCAGCTCAGGGCTAATCCCTGAGCCGAGCCGACTATCCTTGACCCAATAGACAAGGACAGCTTCACAAGATGCTTTAAGAGCATCTCGTGCATGGGAATTACCCTCAAGAAAACTTTCCAAAATTCCCTGCACATGGTAAAGCAAAGTTTTCTCTTCCCAAACAAACCCACTCTTGCGCATTTTATCGATTGCTTGACGCGCCTTCAATTTGTCCATGCCACAAAAGCGAGAGGGGTTTGGATCTTGCGCAGAGAGGGCCATCGCAAAACCAAAAGCAGCATCCCAACTTCCAAAATCAAAACCCTTGTATACAACATGTTTTATGAGCTCAGGAGAGTATTCATTTGTCCGACCTGGTCCAAAGTAAATGAAGGGTTTTGAGACGAAAGCACGCAATCCAGAGGTAAATGGTCGTGAAACCTCAAGAAAAATGCTTTCCGTGTCAATGTAATCCAAAAATTCTCGTCCGGTTTTTGTCATCCTCATTTTACCCAAGTACCACTGAAAATAATCACGCCCCCAAAGAGCAGCAGAACGAACACAAGTTCGGATCGTCGAAGTATAGTCCGTCTTGTCTGCACCTTTGTAGTACCACATTGGAATTTCCTCGATCAAGCTCTTGGGTAATGGTCCAACAATCATCGACTCAGGTCCATCGAAAGGATTCTTTACAAAATAACGACTCAAAAACACAAGATCTTCAAACTTTGAGAATTTAGAAATTTCGCCCTTATCGGGTGCCGTTGCCTTGACACCACACGACTCCAGAATTGGTGGAATTGTGTCTCCGTTAAACCACTGAGCATTATCAGATACAGTTCCAATGAAATCATCCCCATACGCATGTATCACACAATTTTCCTTAAAATGTGATCGTGTCAGAGGAGCACCTTCTGCAATTGCGAGCTTGATCCAAGAGTAAGAAAGAAGAATCCAATTTGCAATAGTATTATAAATTGTTGTCATAGTGCATCCAGATGGATTACCTTGATGGTAATGAAACAAATCGCCATCAATCACAACAAAGTGATTGAAACTCTCAATACCCGAACAGATCACGTGTTTCTTATCTTCTTCTTTGAAGACTGAAGCAACACATTCTGACACAGTTTGCAAGAGTTGCATTGATTCCGATGCATCAAAACCTGAATAGTCCAGAGCAAAATGCTTCTTCCCCATCATACGGTGTTTCATTCCCATATCATGCCATTCCGTTGATTCTGGATTGATTCCATACGCATGTGGAAGCTTAAGTCTTGCTTCCTTAAATTGCACAACAAAATCAAGAAACAACATTCTATCTGCTATGACTTTTTCGGCAGAACCTGCAGTGAAAATACGTGTTTTTCCATCAAGAACCCTCTCTAACTCACGTCTCTCGTCCTTGAGAGTACCTCGAAAAAGACCTGGTCTTACCTCACCATTTTCCCTACAATTAACAACGTCGGCCACAGCATCCGAAAGTTCTTTCTTGGGACGCCACTCACCATCAACAAAATCGAAAAGATCAGTTTTTCCTTTCGATCCTGCAGTTTTCATCCATGACCAGGGTAAACCGGGAGAAGTATCAATAGCCATCTTAGAACCTTGACCATAATGAGACTCACCATTAATTGATGATTGAAGCGAAATACGTGAGCACTCCTGGATATGTGCAGCCAAGTCCTGTTTAACCCAATCTGCTGCCTTCTCCAAAATGGCTGTATCAAAGAAGCCAGGATGATGCATCTTCTTATCAACGGCCTTCTGCATTGAAGCATAATTCAACTGTGCCGGTGCAGATGCGGGTCCATGTCCAAAGATCATTTTATTTTCTTCCTGCAAAGGTGAAGGTCTAATTTCACTTGGTGGTATACACGAAACTCCGGGTTTATCAGCATGCAAATATCTACCTAAAGCCGGAAGAGGGTTTGTTATGTTTCTTCCAGTCTCACCCTCAGGATCAACAGGTGGATAATTTGCAAAGCCTCTACACTCCACCCCTCCAGAAAGAGATTCAATCAAACTACGTGTTATTGGCTGAAAGTAGTTTTTCTTTGTATTCACATCTCCAGCAACATATATCCCGGCAATACGCAAAGCCCCATCTTCTCGTAACACGAGAAGAGACCCACAATCACCATGAGCAAGATCTGGTATGTCTGTTGTATACAATTGAGCGGTATATTCTGCATAAATCCCATCTGCGTACTTAACATTTCCAGTAAGTTGAAGTTTCCCAACAGGGACAGCAAAAGTACAACGAGGTCCAGCATTCAAAGTCTCACTAATGCGTGGAACGAGTGCCATCAAGTCCAAACGTTTTGAAAAGAAGCCACTAGGTTGAAGAACATCATGGCAAATGTGTCCCAAAAGTGATCGCTGTATTTTAAGCGATTTAAATCGAACAAGTATACCATCACTGTTTTCAAGATCAAAACCAGAAACATTCTTCGCAGATCGAAAATCATGAATTGCATCATCAAACACAGTCTCCGTAAAAGATGTTGTATCAGTTTCCACACGAAACCGGTAGGATTTACACTTTTCACCTCCAAGAATGTGTCTTGGCACAAGGACCATATTGGAAACAACTTGCAAGCCATACATCGTTATTTGACGAGGTCCATCGGAAAGAAGAGTTATACGCACGAACTGTGAAGCAAATCTATCTATCATGTGTGCATCACCCTCATTAACATTAATCTCAGAATCTAATTCCGAGATCCAGTCTGCCGCATGAGCACGAGCTCCACCACGAATCCTTCGTGTTGTCGCACCCTTCTTTCCTTGTCTCTTATTTCCATGTTTCTCATAC